CTGCAGCACAAACCTTTTCGCTTCCGGTTGCGTGGCCTTTTACGGATAGGGTGTATCTTCGTCCGTCTTTTTCAGCGTATACCTGTGTCATAACGTCTGCACCTCTTTAACCGTTCATTGTCCGTTTATATAAGTTCTGGCTGTAGCTTTCCTGCGGTGTATGTGCCGCTGTCATATTCCTTGCAAGGTCGTTTGCATTACGTGTCTGCGTTGGTTGTTCACCTGCAGCAGAAGGCGCAGCTGGGGGGATTTCAGCGCCGCTCACGGCCTGCACAACAGCTGCCATTTGTGCCATTTGCTGGCTCATCTGCTGTACCATTGTCAGCAGGGTATTGCCCTGTGTAATGTGTTCACGCACATCTTCGATGCCTTCAAAGTCCATCATTTTTATTGCGCCAAGTGCTTCCTGTGCTCTATCAGGATTAAAAAAGCCCATCTGATAAAGTTCTTTTGCGCGCTCGTTCTGTTCCATACGGCTAAATGGATTTTTTCGCTGCGCCTTGATTTTAAGGTCAAACACAGGACGGCGGTACATTTCAACACCGTTAGCATCTCTGCCTGTCAGCTGGTCTTTTATCTGCTGATTGTTAAACTCTGCAAATTCATAGTCTGTGCCATTTGCAGAAACAATACGGAAGCTTCGTGTTTCGTCATAAAACTGTCGCATAAGTTCAATGCACATTTTGTTAACTTCGGTGTGCGCACGGTAGCTTGCTGCAATCATATCGCGGCTGGTTTTGTTGCCGGCTTCCTGCAGTGCAGCAATAGCACTTGCAGCGGTTACGCCGCCACTGCTGCTGCCACTGTTAAAATCCCTGTTGGATGCAGTATCTTTCATTTCGTCAATCTTCTGTTCCATAACAGAAAGATATATACCATCAAGTGGTCTGCATACAATTTCCTGTATTCTGTGCTCACCCAAATCACCGGTAACGTGTACCAGCGGTTTGTTCCAGTCCAAAAATTCTTCTTCGTTAATGTCTGTATTGCCGCTTACAAAAAATCGCTTTTTGGTGTTCATAAGGCTACTTTCAAGGATATTGGCCGAAAGTTTATCTATGTACAGCTGTGGGTCTTTGCATATAGAAACATAGCCAAAGCCTACTGGAGTACCTTTTTCAGGGAACAAAGTGTCAAACACAACAGGATAAAGGCCGTGTTCATACCAACCTGTATATCTGTAGTCCTTGTCGTTTTCTGTGGCATATAACAGGCAGTCATTTACAAACTTAACATAATGCAGCAGTGTGCGGCCGTTGGTGCTGCTTTTCTTGTAGTACCAGTCCACAACAACACTTTTTTCGCTTATATCAACATTGTCGTCATACAGATATTCCTCAACCTTAATGCTGCTGCCTTTAAATTTGCCCTTAAACTGCGGATACTGCTGTTCCAGCAGGTCGTTGTCCACCAGTTCACAGATAAAAAAGTTTCGTGACTTCTGTATATCAGTTACGCCTGGTTCCCAGAACAGCTGCAGCAGGTCAAGCGGTTTAATGTCGATGTCGCCAAGTCCGTTTTCTTTGCGGCTGTTCCAAAACACGCCATATACACCTGTGCCGTGTTTCAGTTTTTCCCACCAGTTTGTGCTGTATGTACTTTCGTATTGGTTGTATTCGTGAATAACCGGCAGAATATCACTCAGCATTTTTGCACTGTCTTTGTCGCTTTCTTCTCTTGGCAGCACAACAGGTTCAGGATAGTTATCCATTGCATCAGCGTGTTTGTTAACAATGCTGTTAAAAAGCCACGCACTTGACGGTGCAGGGCTGTTGCCGCCGTTGGTTGCATCCCTGTTTTTGTTCAGCACTTCCCAGTGGCGCAGCTTGTACCATTCTTCGTCCTCAATGATACGTGCTTCAAGGTTTGTCTTGCCCTGTTTGTATTTCTGCAGTATCTCTGCAGCTTCGCGTATCTCATTTTGGCCTATAACGACTTTGTTTTCAGGCTGCAAAAGCAGCTGGGCTTCCTGCTCGCTTGTCAACTGAACATCCTGCAGGTCAAGTCCGGGAATACCCAGTCCGTTTTTCTGCAGCGGCTGCTCCGTTGCTGCAGGCTGTTTTCCAAAAAATGTAAACATATAATCAATACCTCCTAAAGTATTCGTATCTGTCGTAAGTTTCTTTGCCAATATCCAATGGGTTGTACTCAGGGATATGCAGTTTGGATTTAATCGGTGCTGCAATCGGATTTTTCATACAAACATATCGGCATTCGTCGTAAATATGGTCTTCGCCGTCTGTGTCAATGTCTTCAACGTTGGTTTCATCATACACAAGGTTAGGTACAGTCCTTATAAAATGTTTGCAGGTGTTGAACACATATAGCATCGGCACTCCGTTGTCGTCAAAAGCAAGGCGGTGGTGCATCTGCATCTTGCCGTCAATTCTGGCATTGTCGCCCTTTTCAAAATAAACACGTTCTCTTTCAAATAAGCTGCCAATGCTTTCGGTGCCGTCGCTGCCCCAAATAGCAGGGTCGCCAACACGGTATATCTTCCTGCCTTTCAGGTTAGGGTCTTCCGCTTCAATGCGTTTAATTTCCTTTGCAACAGCGGTAGGCTCCCATTTAACGCCGGTGTTCGGCGTTCCGGTGCAGCCATATAGTTCACGTATTCTGTACAATCGGCGTTCGTGGTCTACTGCATACCAGCCTACAGAAAAAGGTCTGCTGTAACCCCAGTCCAGCCCACACCAGATACTCCAAGTCTGCGGAACAAGAAAAGGTTTTATAACGTGGCTGCCGCGACGGTCTTCATAATGTGCAGCATCGTTACGCCATTCTGTAAATACCTGTCCGCTGAAGCTGTCCCAGTCGCCATATAACAGTGCATTTTTTTCGGCTTCTGCCATACTTGCAAGGCGCAGTATGTACATTGGGTCGTTTTTAAGCAGTGCTTGGTTGTCAAAAACTGTAGAGGGAATAAACACCCTTTTTACCTGTCTCTTAACCTTTTGTCCGTCAGGCGTTATATAGTCAATCTCGCTTTTTATAGGTGTGCCCGGAGGTGCAGCGGTTATAAACCGTTCTTTTACCCAGCCGTGACCAACACCGCCGGGGTTTGCTGTCGCTCTGATATAAACACGCGTTCCGGGACCATTAGGGCGGTTACGCGAAAACAGATAACTGTATTCTTCGTAAGTAAAGTGTGTCAGCTCGTCAAAAGCTATAAAATCGTAGGCTTTACCTTGATATTTCAGTTTATCTTTGGTGTGCTGCATACTGCCAAAAACTATCTTTGCGCCGGAAGGGAAAAACCAAGTGTGAGAAGATGTGTTGTAATATGCACCTTTTATAACCTGCGGATAGTATAACTGGGTTTTTTCAATCAGTTCTGACAGCTGTGGAAATGTTTTTCGTATAATAAGCCCCTTGTAATGCGGTATATGCACCTGTCGCAGTGCTTCAATAACAACAGCATCACTTTTTCCGCCGCCTGCAGCACCTCCGTAAAGCACCTCGTATTCAGGTCTGCTCATAAATTCCAGCTGTCTCGGTTGCGGCTGCCATACAATGTTACTCATCGTCTTCATCCTCTCTCACTGCAGGGATAAGAACAACGCCGGTATTGTTATCGTCAGGATTGTTGTTTTTAATTTCGCCCCACTGCTCAGGCTGTCTGTGCCGCAGCCAGTTTTCCATAGCGCGTGGGTCGCCTGGTATATGCTTTGTTTGCTCTGTTTCTTTAACAAGGATGCGCCGCTGTTCGCCAGTTTTCTCGTCGGTCACAATGATATATTCTTTCTTGGTTTCCACGGCATCATAGCCTATGGCGCGACGGTAGTATGCACCAACTACAACAACGTTATCCACATAGTTCTTCGTGCGCGCGAGCACCTCCGCCAATTCGCTATGCAGGTTTTTATAATCACAAAATGTTGAAGCAGCAACACCACAGTTTTTTGCAATATCAGCATCAGAAACGCCGTCTCTGCTCCAAGCAGCAATTTCTTCAAGGCGTGGCTGCACGTGGGAAAAATATTTACTTTTGTTCGCCATATACAGCCAGCTCCTTTCTAATTTTTCAGTGTAACTTATATAAAAACTTTTTTCGCCCCCACAAAAACGCAAGACCGAAGCGGTTAAGCCTCGGCCTTTTTCTTTTTCAGCGGTTTTATTTCGTATGTAGCACCAAATCTGCGGCGTTTACATTTTTTACAGGTTATCTTGTTGTCGCTGCCGCCTTTGATTTTTACAATCTCACGTCCGCTGGCGGTCATTTCTTCAGCGCATGGTCTGCACAGGTCATATCTCATTGTCCTTTTTCCTTTCTGCAAGTATGTCGCGCAGTTCGTCATACAGCCTGTGGAATATATCTGCCTCGTGGCTTTTGCGTATCAGTTCTGCATCGTCACGCAGCTGCGCTTCAAACAATCGTTTTGGGTCTTCGTCTACAATCAGCCTGTCCTGCAGCTGCAGTCCAATCATCAGAGCAAGGTCAATCTGCACCATTTCTCTTTCGGTGATGTGGCCGATATAATTTTCAATTCTGGATTTGTCCACACAGCTTATGCCTTCGCACAATGCTATGCTGCGCACAGGTGTGCTGCGTATAACAACGTGTTCCGGCATATCTCTTTTCTGCGCGCTGCTGGTACAATACACAACCATAACTGTAGGGCTTGTTTTGTTGATAATATTGTTGCTTACAATAACTGCAGGTCTGGTCTTGTACATTTCGCTGCCAACAGCATAAGGGATAGCTACATAGAACAAATCGCCGCGTTTTATGTTGTCGTTCATAACAAAACCACTTCCTTAATCACAAGAGACTGTTTCCGGCAGAGTGATGTTTTCTGTAATTGCTCTTATTTCCAGTACGTTAAGATATTCGCCCATTACAGATTTCTGTCTGCGCAACAGGTGAATAGGGCAGTTTGGTGTAAATTCCAAGAGACCTGCGTCATACTTCACAAGCATTTTATGCAGCTTTGTATATTTTTTCTTGAGTTCAACGTATTCGTCAATCAGTCTTTTTTTGTAGTCTTCCATTGTGTTTCTCCTTTTCTTCTTCCAGCCATTGCGCCCTGGTCTTGCCTTGCAGATACATACAGTCTTGCGGTTTTTGAAACTGAGTCTCGTAGCAACAATCGCGCTTATACACAAGGCGATAAGACAGCGTTTTGTCGTCTTTTATAATGTGTGTGTTTGGTGCTTTGCCGCAGCAGTTACAGCAGCTGTGGCCACCGCATTTATTTATGCAGGTGCGGATATATGGCTGGTTGTCAGACACTGTTCTCACCGTCCATCTTCGCGCCGCAGTTTGGGCAGTACGCATATGCATTATCCGTAGGGCTGCCTTCTATAAAGTAGAAACTTTCACCGCACACAGAACAATCCCAGTAAGTGTCATAATCAATATCTCTTTCAATCCACTCGCCACGCTTAACCGGTGCAACATCGTCGCCAATTGCTTCGTCAAAAATTTTCTGCAACTCGGCATTTGCGTCCACCACGTCTACGTCATCAATGTCTCTTTCCAGTTTGTTTTTAAAGTATTTGCGGATGCTATCTTTAACAACGTCTCTGTGTAAGTATTCAAACATTGTCAGCACCGCCTTTCAACAATTCAGGGTTATCGTGGATACAAAATCTGCTATGTAGTTCACGGCGCGTTCTATGCTGCCGTCCGGTTTTTTCTGGCTTGGTATAAGCTCATACTTTACCTGACAGCGCAGGTTTGTAATTACACCAGACTTTTCAAGGA